TCAATAACAACTCCACAGGCACACCTCACTATTGTTTTTTATGGCTTTCAATCCACTTCAAAAGATACGGTCTATCATTATTGGCACCCTTTTTCTCAAACCACTCGCAGCACATTCGATAGCGAGTACCATTGATTTCTATCGGCTTAGCATAATAATGAAGTGGTGTTTCTGCCTCGGTTGCCAGCTTTAAAAGCGGATACTGTAAATCAAAATGCTGCTTGCTATATTCTGCAGTCTGCATTGCAACAATTTCCTCATCTGAAGCACAACCATCACACAGCATTCTTCCCAGCACTTTCTGAGCAAGCTGTCCAATTTTCAATTCTTGATATACATCCGCATCTGTATAATCATATTCCAAATGCTCTAATTTGAGAGTAGATGTGGTGTTTCTTATTGTTCTGGCTGTGGTTCTCACATCGGAGAACATTTTATACATCTGATAACTGCGTAAAAATAGTTCAGAGGTATCTGCCACACCATCACTTACCAGAAGAATAGGTTTCAAAACCAGGTCATTGTACTCTTCGTTGGCAATGACGCGGAAAGTAAAATCATAGCCATTGTTGGCAAACAGCAAGTTAAGTTCTTCCACACAAGGGATCAGATCGGAAAGCACAGACAAATTTATTTTCGGGGATGCGAAAATAATCTCTGCCTCCTTGGTAGATAAGTACCCGTGCAGGCAAAATGCTGTTCTTGCACATTTCTCAAGCACTTTCATTACTGTGATATCACGATTGCCGTAGTTAAGGCCTGCCTCATGGAACGCAACGTCTACAGCATAATATGTAGTTTCATCGGGCTGAATGGATATTCCCAACACATCACATTCACCCTGCTGCAGTAGCTGGGACAATGATGTATTCTGCTTGAAAATAGAATAGTTATGTTTCTCCGAATAATGTTTATCCACCAGTTCCATCAGTTTTTCAAGTGTATCTGCATCAGATAGTTGCCACTGCGAGGACACCTTCCAGTTGGTTTGTACTATTTGACACTCTTTTACATGACGCAGCCAAGAATAAAAGAGTGATTCACCCATTTCTATTTTCATACTCGTTCTCCTAAAATGAATTTTTTAGTCTCTCTTTACATATTTCAATTCAATATCGTATCCCAGCGATTCCAGCATCTGTATGAAAGTCTTATTTACAATATTCTCGTTTTTCTTTATAAGCCGATTCACATAGGACGGAGTGGTGCCCACGTCTTCCGCCAGCTTCGCCTGCGTGGTTCCTGCTTCTATACATTTTACCTTTACATCGACTTCAATATTGTTCTTCAGCATTAACTTCACCTCGTCTAACTATAGTGAAATAAAATATACTAATTGTGCAATTTATTGTAACACGAATTTTAAAATAATTCAATCACATAATAAAAAAGGCACTCCACCGTAGTCGAGTGCCATTCATGTATGTGTATCTGTTATGCCTGTATCTCCGTTCCGTCCCGGAAGGTGACCGTTATTTCCTTGTCCCTGCCGACCGTAAGGAACTCAACCATGCCTCCCCAAAGGCTGCAGTCAAATTCTCGGATGGTGCCGTCTTGTGCTTTCAGTGCCTTGATGAAGTTTTCCAACCGTTTGCTCTGTGCTTCCTTGGCGGAGATGGTGGCCACCACATCATCGTACCGTGCTTTCACTGCATCATACCGCTGAACAAGACCATCATATCGTTTCTGGTACTCGTCCTGATCCTGCGCAATACGAGCGTTCTCTGCAACGATGTTCTGCGTCATTTCTACAAGCACAGACAACTCGTCCTCCAACCTGACTTTCTCTTCTCGTAGGGTATCGGTTCCACAAAGCGTCCTACGAATGATTTCCGCGTTGGCGATGATTTCCTTCTTCTCCGTCACAAGTTGATTATATGCCGAAACGAATGCAGTTTTGACCTCATCCTCAGTGACATGAAGAGTCTGACACTTCTCACCATTGTATTTGCGATTGCAACGGTAGATAACCTTGCGGTAGCGGTCTGTGGAATGCCAGGTTTTCGCTCCGTACCAGCCGCCGCAGTCGGCACATCTGATTTTGTTAGAGAAGATACTCACTCCACTGTACCGAGTGCCGCCCTTGGTGCGCTTTGCAATCTCTGCCTGCACCATGTCGAACACCGCAGGACTGATGATTGCCTCGTGGTTGCCCTCCACATAGTACTGAGGAACTTCTCCTTCATTCTTTTTCATCTTTTTCTCAAGGAAATCTACCGTGAACTCCTTTTGCAAAAGTGCATCGCCTTTATACTTCTCATTTGAGAGCATCCGGCGCACCGTCTGTTGATTCCAAACATCCTTGCCTGTAGGAGTCTTTATACCACGGCGCGTCAGTTCCGCGGCTATGGAGTGTGGCGTCATACCCTCAAGGAACAGGCGGAAAATCAGACGCACGATTTCTGCTTGTTCGGGATTAACTACAATTTTGCCTGTCTCATTATCCTTATCCAGACCAAGGAAGCGACTGTAAGCAAAGCTGACCTTGCCGTCCGCCATGCGCTTGCGCTGTCCCCAGGTAACATTCTCAGAAATGGAACGGCTCTCTTCCTGGGCAAGACTCGACATGATAGTGATGAGCAACTCGCCCTTGGAATCCAGCGTCCATATGTTTTCCTTTTCAAAATATATCTCAATGCCCTCATCCTTCAGTTTTCGCACCGTGGTAAGGCTGTCAACCGTATTTCGAGCAAATCTACTCACGCTCTTTGTCACTATGAGATCAATTTTTCCGGCAAGAGCATCGGCAATCATCGTCTTAAAGCCTTCGCGCTTTTTTGTATTTGTTGCCGAGATGCCCTCATCCGTGTATATGGCAACGAACTCCCAGTCATCACGGCTTTTGATGTAATTTGTGTAGTAATCAACCTGTGCTTCATAGCTTGTGGTCTGGTCTTCGTTGTCGGTCGAAACGCGGGCATATCCTGCAACACGGCGCTTCTTTGTGCTATTGATTGGTGCAGCTGTGTACCGGTTGATGATAGCCGGAATAGCCGTTACTTTTCTTTGCGCCATGCTTTACCACGCTCCTTTCGTAATTGTTTCATGTGTTCGCTCATTTGCTGCCGTACTTCCGGTGTGTATCTGCCCTTCATGGATTCTTTGAACTTCGCTCTCTGCTCATCCGTCCACGGTCTTCCAATTCGTTTGGGTTGTTCCCATGTGCGTTTAACCGTCCTTCCGTCCTTGTAATAGAAAACCTTCTCCGATGTGGAAAGCACATCAATGTGGTCTATCTGCCTATCGAATTCGCTATCGCTAAATTCTGTAGTCCCAATTGTTTCTGATATGTCTAATAATCGCTCATTTAAAACATATGCTACTGAATATATTGAAAGAAATCCTATCTCAGCTATCTTTTTGGATATGGGCTTAGGTTAGGAAAAACAGTCTTAACTCTTACAGCTTTAAACAATTTATTATTTGATAGCTTTGATGCACATAAGATTTTAGTTATCGCACCACTTCGAGTTGCTAGAGATACATGGCCAACAGAGATTGAAAAATGGAATCACCTAAAAGATTTAAAATGTTCTGTTGCTGTAGGAAGTGAAAAAATAAGGAAATCAGCTTTAATGAAAAAAGCAGATATTTATATTATAAATCGTGAAAATGTAAAATGGCTTATAGAAGATAGCTCTCTCCCCTTCGACTTTGACACAGTAATTATAGACGAGCTTTCATCATTTAAAAATCATCAAGCCAAACGCTTTAGATGTCTTATGAAAGTAAGACCAAAAATAAAAAGAATTGTAGGCTTAACTGGAACTCCTGCAAGTAACGGACTTATCCGGCACTTCGGTAGATAAGCGCAAAGGCTTTCTGGAGATGATCGAGGATGCGAAAGCGGGTAAAATTGACCTCATTCTCACGAAGAGTATCAGTCGCTTCGGCAGAAACATTGTCGATATACTGACCACGCTGCGTGAGCTGAGTGACCTCCCGTCTCCTGTGGCGGTCAATTTTGAATCGGAGGGTATCAACACCAGTGACGGCAAAAACAGACTGATAATCTCCATCCTGTCGGCTTTGGCTGAATTGGAGAGTCAGCAGAAAAGTATCGCCATCAAGGAAGGTATCCGCTACCGAATGCAGGAGGGACTGTACAAGTTCACTGTTCGGAACACCATTGGCTATTACCGAGACTACACGGGCCGGGTAAAAATCGAGCCTGCGGAGGCGGAAATAGTCCACTACATTTACGACAGCTTCGTGGAGGGCGCATCGGTGCAGGAAATCGCTGATGCCCTTACGAAGCAAGGAATTCGCTCTCCTAAGGGAATGGAGAGATGGAATTCACAAGCACAATCCGTAGCATCCTCAAGAACGAGAAATACTGCGGAGATGTCCTGTATCAGAAAACATACACGAAGGACTACCTTACCCATAAATCCGTGAAAAACCGGGATGTGCTGCCACAGTATCACTGGGAGAATGACCACCCAGCAATCATCAAGCGTGAGCAGTGGGATAAGGTACAGGTACTCCTTGCTACCAAGCAGGGCCGGGGCCACAGGCAGATTGGTGAAATCAAGAAGAAATTCACCGTTGCCCGTGTGAAAACTGGTGTGCTGCGTGGCTATTTCCTTCTGGATGCGAACTGGACAAAGGACGAAAGAGAACAATTCATAAAAATCATTGAGAGCGTCAATGACCTCGAAAACGAGTAGACGCAGAAAGGACAATTACTATGGCTATCAATTTTAAGGAAATCAATCTGTCTGTTATCGACATCACCACCAACGCTGCCCCGGACATCTTCATCAACCAGAAGGGCATCACCTTCACCAAGCGTGTTCTGGAGGATTTGAACTACCCGCAGAATGTGCAATACTGCATGGATGCGGAGAAGAAGGTCTTTGCCATCCGTGTTTGCAAGAGCAACGAGGCCAAGGCTACGGCATTCTCCAAGCCTCGTGGGGAGCAGACGGCAACGCTGTCCTGCAACAACAAGAATATCCACGATGTGATTACCCACATGATTCCCGGCTACGATTCCACCAAGCGTTACAAGGTGAGTGGTTATTTGGATGCGGAGAGCCGTGTCCTGTACTTTGATATGACCGAGGCGGAGGTTTCTATGTTCCGAGCGTCCGATAAGGCCGAGTAAATAAGGACGGCCACACCCAATGACAGCTTGTTTGCGGGTGTGGCTTTTTTACGCAGAAAAAGACCACACTCAAGGTTTTGATATGCTCCCCTTTGAGTAGACACCTGAAATAACAAAAATCAGGACTATACAGAGGGGAGTTTTTCTATGGGAAGAAGAGGCATCAGTTATGAAAAGAAATTGGAGGCAGTAGAAAAATATCAG